ATCTACAATTGTAGAACACCCAACACAACGTAATATAACAGCTAATGGAATGGGTAATCCAATTCCTGTAAGTGTACAATCTTCTTTAAAAGAAAAAATTATGGGTAAATCTATAGCCCAAAGTTTTACACCTAACGGAGCATTAAATGACTTACTTAATGAAACTGCTCAAGGAAATACAAATCTTGAATCAACATTAATACCAGAAGCCCCAATACCAACTGAAGTAGCAAATGTAGTAAATAGAGATTATCGCGAATTAATGAGGGCAATAGATAAAAAGAAAAATAGTAGACCATAATGGCTAGAGAAATTGATAAAATACCAGGATCCCAAACCCAAATAAATCCTTTAGATTTAAAACCTTCAATAGGAGTAGGATTAGGGTATCCTTTTAAAAATGGTTTATCTATCAATTATACTACTAAAGATCAAATTCATGATAATTTATTAAATACATTATTAACAGAACCTGGAGAAAAATTATTTAATCCTTTTTATGGTGTTGGTTTAAATAGTTTACTTTTTGAACAAAAAGTAGAAGCTAATTTTATAAAATCAAAAATAGAAGATGCTATAATTTCTGATTCATTATTAAATTCAATAAAAATTGAAGATGTAAAAATTAATTTTAATAGAGATGATAATAAAGTTAATGTAAGGGTTGAATATATTTCTAAATTAGATGGGCAAACTGAAATAATAGAAATTAATTATAAAAATATAGAATCATTATAATGGCATATTCTAATTTAAATAGTACTCCGGAAAGAGATATCAAATATCTTAATAAAGATTTTAATACCTTAAAAAATCAGTTAAAAGAATTATCTCAAACTTATTATCCAAATTCATATAATGATTTTTCTGAAGGTTCTTTAGGAATGATGTTTATAGAAATGGCAGCTTATGTAGGAGATGTACTATCATATTATACAGATACACAATTACAAGAAACATTTTTAAATTTAGCTCAAGAAAAAAGAAATTTATATAATTTAGCTTATTCTTTAGGATATAAACCTAAAGTTACTAAAGCTTCTAGTACTATGTTAGAAATTTTTCAATTAATTCCTTCTAATGCAGATAATAATTATACACCTGATTATAACTATGCTTTAACTATTGGGGAAAATGCATTATTTAACTCTAATGATGGGGTAAATTTTATATCTGAAGAAATGATAGATTTTAATATTTCGGGATCAAGTAGTCCTACAGATATTAGTGTTTATCAAATAGATGGTAGTGGTAATCCCCAATATTATTTATTAAAAAAGAATACAAAAGTAATATCAGCTGAAAGAAAAACTACAACATTTGAAATAGGTTCAGCTAAAAAATTTTTAAAACTAAATTTAACAGATGATAATATTATAGGAATAGAAAAAATTGAAGATAGTGAAGGAAATATCTATTCAGAAGTAGATTATTTAGCTCAAGATACTGTTTTTAAAGAACAAATCAACACATATGCTAATGATTCTATATTATATTCAGATTCTCAGTCTACTCCTTATTTAATGAAACTTAAAACAGTTCCTAGAAGATTTATATCTAGATTTACTACTGAAAATAATTTAGAAATTCAATTTGGTGCTGGAACTTTAAATATTAATGATGAAGAAATAATCCCAAGTCCCACTAATATTGGTTTAGGTATAAATGATGGAAAAAGTGGTTTAGATAAAGCTTATGACCCTTCAAATTTTCTTTATACAGGAACATATGGAAAAGCTCCAGCTAATACTACATTAACAGTTACTTATTTAGTAGGAGGAGGAATTAATTCAAATGTAAGTTCAAATACTATTAATACTCCTATATTATTACCCTTAACAACTAAACCTAATTTAAATCCAACTACATTAAGTTTTATTAGAAATAGTATAGGATGTAATAACCCACAAGCAGCTACAGGTGGGGGAGACGCAGAAAGTGTAGAAGAAATTAGATTAAATTCAATGGCTAACTTTTCTACCCAAAAAAGAACAGTAACTAAAGATGATTATATTATTAGGACATTATCTATGCCCTCAAAATTTGGCCAAATATCTAAAGCATATATTACACAAGATGATCAAATAAGTCCTCTTATTGGAAATGATACTACACGAATTGCAAATCCATTAGCATTAAATTTATATACTTTAGGATATGATAATAATAAAAAACTATCTACTCTAACAAATGCTACTAAAATTAATTTAGCTACCTATTTAGAACAATATAGAATGTTAAATGATGCTATTAATATAAAAAATGCATTTGTAGTTAATATAAAAATTGATTTTAAAATTAGGGTTTCTACAGGTTATAATAATCAAGAAATATTACTTAATTGTATCTCTAAAATTCAAAATATTTTTAATATAGATAAATGGCAAATAAATCAACCTATATTCAAATCAGAAATTCAAAAATCTTTATTAGAAGTAATAGGTATTCAATCAATACCTGAAATAACTTTTACTAATATTTCGGGTGAATCAAGTGGTTATTCAAAATACAAATATGATTTAGATTCAGCAACTCAAAATGATATTATTTACCCATCTTTAGACCCGTGTATTTTTGAGGTAAAATACCCCAACACAGATATTAAAGGACAAATTATAATATAAAATGGCTTATTATTCAATATTTCCACAAAAAGATAATACTATATATAGTAATCCTGATAGAGATTTACTAAATACAGGTAATGATGAAATTTTAGAATTAGTAAAAGAAAGAGGAGACAATAATAATATATTTTATCCTTCTCGAATTTTAATCCAATTTAGTGATTCTGATTTACAAACAGCTATAAATAAAAATAACAATTTTACTGCTAATTTACAATTATTCTCTACTGAACATAAAAATTTAGCATCTACTCAAAATATAGAAATTTACCCTATAGTTAAATCATGGAATGAAGGAACAGGTAGATATTCAAATATTCCCACATCATCTAATGGTAGTTCATGGAAATATAGAGATAATATTACCACAAAAACTACTTGGCTTACTTCTAATTTTTCAGAGGGTTCTACAGGATCAATCTCATCTCCTTTAATTACAGCAGGAGGTGGAGAATGGTATACAGGAAGTGGATTTAAAATTTCTCAAAATTTCACATCTAATACCCCTTTAGATATAAATGCAGATGTAACATCTATAGTACAAAAATATAGTGCCAGTTTATTAGCTGCTCAAGCATACCCTATAGGAATTCCTAATAGAGGATTTATAATAAAATATTCAGATGATATAGAAACTGATATATCAAGTAGTAATGGTGATTTAAATTATTTTTCAGTAGACACTCATACTATATTTCCACCTAAATTAACTTTTAAATGGGATGATAGTATTCATAATATGCAATCAATTGCTAAAACTAGTGGCGAATTAAATGTTTCTTTATATAGAAATAAAGAAAAATACAATACAAATGAAGAAGCTATATTTAGATTAAACGTAAGAGATAAATACCCACATAGAACATTTGTTACATCTTCAAATTACTTAAATCCAGGATACTTTACAACATCATCTTATTATAGTATAAGAGATGCCCACACAGAAGAAATAGTAATACCATTTGATAATAATTGCACTAAATTAAGTGCAGATAATGAAGGAATGTATTTTAAAATATTTATGAATGGATTACAACCAGAAAGATATTATCGTTTATTATTTAAACATATAAATAATGATGGTACTGAAATATTTGACAATAATTATCATTTTAAAGTAGTTAGATAATGGCGGATGAAAAAATAAAATTAATTAAAGATTTTTTAAGTAACCAAGATTCTAATATTGATAGATCTTTTAATGAATTAATTTCTAAAAGAAATAGAGTTACTATTAATGAATTTTTTGATTATTATAATAATTTATTTTATGACATTCCCCAATTAGGTTCCTTATCTCATAAAGAATTAGCAGATAGAAGTATAGAATATTTAGGTAATTATAATGATCCTCGTGATTCAGAAATTATTGATTTAAATAATGAAATAGATATACTTACTCAACGAGTAAATCAATTAGAATTAAATGAATTTGAAAATGATTTTAATGATTTAACAACTACAGTAGTTGTTACTGTAGCTCTTAAAGATGGTGG